AATTTGTTGATAACTTGGTTAAAGTATTTAGAGAAGTAAAACGAGTATTGCGAGATGACGGAACTGTTTGGCTAAATCTTGGCGATAGTTATTCAAGTGGCGGAAGAACTACAACAACTAATCAATCTCTACGAGGAGATAAAGATTATGGAGTAACAAGACCAAAACCAAGTAAAGGAATAAAACCAAAAGATTTAATTGGTATACCTTGGAGAGTTGCATTAGCCTTACAACAAGATGGTTGGTATTTACGCCAAGATATTATTTGGCATAAACCTAACCCAATGCCTGAAAGTGTTAAAGATAGATGCACAAAGGCACATGAATATATTTTTTTATTAAGTAAAAATGTTAAGTATTACTTTGATAATGAAGCTATAAAAGAAGATGCAAAGTTTCCAGAAGGACCAAACTCGGCACACAATATAAGAAAAGGATCTGATGATCCCAAAATGAGAACAAGGGTAGGATTAAATAAAATAGGCGCTAATCCAAAAAGAAATAAAAGATCTGTTTGGACTATTACCACCAAACCATTCAAAGGAGCTCACTTTGCAACTTTTCCTAAAGACTTAATAGAGCCATGCGTATTAGCTGGTTGTCCAGAAGGCGGAACAGTTTTAGATCCTTTTGGTGGTAGTGGCACAACAGGAATCGTTGCGGTTAATAATAATCGTCATGCGGTTTTGTGTGAGTTAAACCAAGAATATATTAACCTTGCAAAGGACAGAATTAACCAAGAAGGAGGTATGTTTGTCGACATTACCGAATAAAATCGTTGGGAACTTTAGGGACATACTAGGGAACGAGAGGGACAAACTATACCCTCAGATGCCCAACACTAGGGAAGGAGATTCCCATATATCCATACATATACATATGTATAAGAGAGCAAACCCCTTGAGGGGGTTTGACTCTCTGGAAAGAACGCATACAAGAACGCACGCTTGCGCAGGAGAAAGATGAGAAGATTCGGACAAATAGATAAAGCTTATTGGTGGATAACAGCTCATGCGAGCGAGCGTGGGGAGAGAACTGCGCTTATACCGATTAGTCTTGCACGCAAAGAAGGAGACTTCTCACGCGTGCGTCAATTAATCTGGCATTGGTATCGAAGTGAGGTAGCAGGCAATGAGGAGCTGTCGATGACTGCACGCTTTGTTGGTTGGGCCTTGTGCGAGCGTTGGCGGTATGAAACTTGGTCCTCGCATGATGCGATTAGTTATTACGCTAAGATGACGGCGGTAAATCGTAAGAGTGTGGGTAAGGCGATTGCTGAATTGAGTGATGCAGGATTAATCTGGATTGTTTTAGAAGGAGAGCCGAAGCGGTTAAAGAAATCCCAGAGCGGTGGGAAGAAACATTTTATTTTGGTTGGTTTAGCTGACTTGGTGCGTGAATGAGCGTGAAAGAGAGCTAGGCATACCTGGAGAGGAGTGAAAGGGGGATCGTGGTCTATAGATACACCTAAGCTCGTAGATTCATTATAAGGGTAAAGCAATGCATTACCTAGTCTTTTTAATTTTAATTTAATAGAAGGGTTGAGGGTGGCTCGTGCGTGTGCGTGAGCGTGGAGTGACTAGCGAGAGATTTTAGGGGGGTTGTCATCTACGGAGAGAGTAATGACACTCTCGCTAGTCGTAACTTATTGCTTGCGGTCGATTATTACTATTGCTAAAGACGTGAGTAGTAGCATTAAAAAGAATACTCCTACGAGCGATAGTATTATTTTAATAATCAGTTCAAGCATTTATTCGTTTGGTTTAAAAATTTCATCAAAAGTATCGTTAGCTAACTCTTGATGTTTTGTTATGGTATCAAAATATATTTTATCTTCTTTGATAAGTTTCTCCAAATAGTTTTCCTTTAGAAGTTTAGAGAGATAATTAATTTTATCTTCAAAACTTGGATAGCCTTCCATTTCAAAAGGAATGTTAGCTGTTATCTTGGTTATTTGTTTAGTGTTTTTCTTTTTACCAAAAGCTAGTTCCCAATTATCTTGATATGCGTTTGGTTTATCGTGTGCTGTTGGCCTTCTGCCAGATCCTTTTCCTGTCATATTGATGCTACCTCGTAATTGTCGTTTAAAATACTTTCCGCTATGAATTGTAAGATTTCGTCGCGATCATCGTCTTGATGTAAACCATAAGATAGGACTATGTCTCTTATTTGAGTTTCTAGTAGCCCTTTACTATCCCATTTATATACTTGGTCTAGTATGGTTTCAAATTGGTTTTCTAATTGTTCCTGGTTATGTAAGTTGCTCATGTTCTTGCCCTAAATAAATAGAATAATGCTTTGAGTTTTTCATCGCTTAAATGTCTAAGGTGTTTGGGAATATCGTTTCTGTTCATTCTAAGCCTGTACCTTGCCATCTTTTGTTATATAGGCTACAAACCCTTCATAATCATTTTTAAGACGATATCCGCCTTCTGGCGTTGCTTTAGAGTGTATTGTTGATATATCCTCTAATTTATAGCCAAATCCTTGGTCTCTATAATATGCTGAATATATACCAAAGGCTTTATCAAACGTCATTTTATTTTCATTACTCATAGTGATTCACTCCAAAATATTCGTATTCAATTGTTACATCTACTTGTTGCTGATCTTCTAAAGCATACATATCTATAACCGCTTGTAATAGATTGTCTTTTGCTTTTTCAAATTTCTTTTCTTTAGATACATCGCACGGAACACTAAATTGTATATCCGCGTGGGTTATTTCCTTTACATTATCTGGAAAGTCTCCGTATGTAGTTGCTTTTATTTTTACTCCAAAGTATTCAATACTCATTGCCCCATTCTCCTCGCTCTCGCTAGTTTATTATTATGTTCTTTAACCATGGTTATATCTGGTTGTATATCTTCTAAGATTATCTTCTTAACCTCGCTAACTGTAAGGCCGTTTAGATCTTTAGTTATTATCTGGATATCCCTTGATTTAGGAATCCACGTTTTATGATATTGTTTGTCCTGGCAGTCTAAGTTATAGCACCAATCAACAATATTGCCGTTTATGTTTATAGAAAATATCATTTTCTTTTATCGCTATCGTTAATTATTAGAGCTGTTGCGTATAAACAGAACGCTATAAAAATTAATATTGGTAATAGTTGCAGGTCCATTAGTTTAACCTCTCATTTTTTAAACCATCAGTTAAAAATTCCCAATCTTTTAGATTCTCAAATTCATCACAACTTTTGGTATTTATTTGTATCATATGTCCATTGGGACAAGCAAAAGATACTTCTGAACTAATTTGATGATTACCAGCAGTTCCTATGTAAACGTCTATATCATCAGAAAAGCAGTTTATTAGCTCTATCATGTCATCTATGCTTAATTGATTTGATAGTTCAACTATGTCATTTGCTATATATTTTTTACTCATCATTCCCCCCTTTTTGGTTAGTTAGTTTTAAATATAGTTCATAGTCCTCGGTTGACATCATTATTTTCTGTCGTCTTTGGTCTACTTGTTTGTTGTTGTTACCTACTCGTGAGAGTTCTGGATACTTTCTTTTAAGTTTCTTTAACGCGTTTTGATCTTGCTGTGTCATTGTGTCACCTAATAAATATAAAAACTTATTTTTGAATCTTCGGTTATTTCCGCGTACTCGGTTTCATATTTGATTGTATTATCATCAATGATTTTATAGCCGTCTTTATCGGTTTTATATTTACCGTTTTTAAACTTCTTATAATCATATTTACGCACGGTGTATTCAAGGCATGGATACATTTCCAAGTCATTGGTTATATCAATATCAAGTTTATATTTCTTTTTTAAATAATCTTGTATTGCTTCGTTTATATCCCAAGTATTTAATTTGATTTCCATTAGATAGTCCCTCCCTCGCTTTGTCTATGTATCTCAAAATCTATTACATCTTTTGCTTTTACATCTCTAAAAAAATTAAGGTAAGCATCTTTTTTAAATAAGCATTTAACCTCGTATCTTTTAATCTTTGCGTCTTTGGTTGTATATATAAATAAATAGTTAGTTGCTTTCATTGTGTCACCGCCTCTAATTTGAATAAATTACTTATCATTTCGTCTGAATACCCAAGCTCATCTTCTAAATAGTTTTTAAATTCTTTTTCGGACATTTTATTTACTTCTTTTTTAAAGTAGTCATATAAAACACTCATTATAAATTTATAATCATCAAAACTATCTTCTACTTGCTCTTGAATGAAAATGTCTTTTGCTTTATTTAATATTGTATTACTCATTATTTTCCCCTTATAAGTTTTGAGCGTATGAAACAACGCCTTTAGGATATATAAATATTGCTTTTCTGGTAAAAAATTCAGTTGTTCTTAACTCATTTACCACCAGCAAAGCATCTTTTTCTTTATGGTTAGCGTATTTCATTGCTTCTTTGTTTCCGTGTTGTGTTAGCTGGATTGCTCCAGCTGTATCACATATATTTTTAATTGTTAAATCTTTCATTATTTCCCCCTTAATCTTGATAATAATAACCAGGATCAGATACATAGTTTTCCTCTGTTCCTTGTCCGTGTTTTTCTACTGTTGTTTTTGTGCAGTTCTCATGTTTAATAAATTCAATATCGTTCCATGAAACATTTTTATTAAAACATTTAATAACTTTTTTTGTCTCATGTTCCGATTGAGTACCATAACCATATTGAAAAGGTAAGATATACATTCTATCGTTTTCAACATCCTCTATTCTGGTACTGAAATAACTGTTGCCGTTATCTTCGTCAAAGTATTCTTTTGTTATTGCTATATAACTCATATTTTTCTCCGTAAATGCTAAATAATTAAATCTAGTAATAAGATAGTAGCATTGCGTATACGCAATTTCAACATATTTTACCTTTTATTTTAAATTAATTTAATAAATAGTCCGCAAAATAGCATTTATAAAGTAAAATCTAGCTTATGAGTGAAGTTAAAAAAAGAAAAAAACCAGGACCAAAAAAGATAATGTTTACTGAAGATCAGTTAAAAGAAGCTCAAAGGTTAGCTGGTTTAGGATTTTCAGAAGAAGCAATTTGTCAAGCGTGTTTAGGTTGTAGTCCAGATACATTATTAAGAAGAAAAAAAGAATATCCTGAAATTGCGGAATATATAAGACGTGGAAAAATGAAAAGCATAGAAGAAGTATCTAACGCTCTTTATAGATCAGCTGTCGGTTTACATGGTAAAGAGCCATCAGTTAGCGCTCAGATCTTCTTCTTAAAGAATAAAGGCAAGCAAGCTGGCAATGATTGGGCGGACATTCAACAAGTAGAAACAAATATAAATCTAAAAGACGCACTCACTCACGCAAGCGCCAGAATAATCCAAGGCGAGACAATAGAACAAGAAACGCTAAACTTAAAAGATGCTAAAGACTAACGCCAGCAAGCAAGCATGCATGCGTGCATATATGCACAATAACAAGATAGGTTGTGCGTTCTTGCGTATGCGTACTAATAGAACAGATAGCCCCTTTCATGCGTTCGCGTGTGCTGTTATATAAATATGATAGGAAATAGATTTTACCCCCCCTTTTGCGTGTGCGTGGGTAGTACGTATATATATACATTGTGGAATAATTTTTTGTAGGTAATTTGAATGAAATATAAACCAGAAGAAGAAAAGCTATTGATGACCGAACTATGGTCGCCTGTAATCAAAGACAATCCATTAAACTTCGTCAAATTTGCCTTCCCATGGGGAATGAAGGACACCCCCCTCGAAGACTTTAAAGGACCAAGGAAGTGGCAGGAAAAAATTTTGCGAGAAATGACAATACACATTCAACGTAATGGTGTTAAGGATTTACCAGAGATGTTTAGAATGGCTGTTGCCTCAGGTCGTGGTATTGGTAAATCAGCTTTGGTTGCTTGGATTATTCTTTGGATGTTATCAACTAGGTTAGGATCAACAGTAATTGTTACTGCTAACACCGAACAACAGTTAAGAAGTAGAACATGGGCAGAGCTAGGTAAATGGCTCACGCTATCTATTAACTCTCATTGGTGGTCAAAGACTGCCACAACCATAAAACCAGCTGCATGGTTTGATGAAGCATTAGAGCGAGACTTAAAGATAGATACTGGTTATTATTATGCCCAAGCACAATTGTGGAGTGAGGAAAATCCAGATGCGTTTGCAGGCATCCATTCATCTTACGGCGTATGCCTGATTATGGATGAAGCATCTGGTATTCCTTCTCCCATTTACTCAGTCAGCGAAGGTTTCTTCTCCGAACCCACGCCTAACCGTTTTTGGTTTACTTTCTCCAACCCACGCAGGAATCAAGGCCCATTTTACGATTCTTTCCACAGCGCAAAATCATTTTGGAAAAACGAGCAAATAGACTCACGCACGGTCGAAGGCACGGACAAGGAACTCTTCACTAAAATGATTGAGCAGTACGGCGAAGATTCTACCGTTGCGCGCGTGGAGGTGATGGGCGAGTTTCCATCCGCAGACGATGATACCGTAATACCAATGGAACTAATTAAAAGCGCAGTTGACAGAGATGTCTCTCTGGCCGCAAGCGAGCCTATCATTTGGGGCGTTGATGTTGCTAGATTTGGCGGTGATAGTTCCGCCCTATGCGTGCGTCAAGGAAACCATGTCATTGAAATACAATCATTTCCTTCTATGGATTTAATGCAATTTTGTGGGGTGATAAAAAATAGATACGATGATGCTACTGCGATTGAAAAACCACAAGAAATATTAGTTGATGTTATTGGTTTGGGCGCAGGCGTAGTCGATAGACTCGCCGAGCAGAACTTGCCTGTGCGTGGCGTGAATGTTGCCGAAGCACCAGCGACTAAGAAAAATTATTTAAACTTGCGTGCGGAGCTGTGGTTTGCAATTAAAGATTGGTTGGCTCATAGAGATTGTAGATTACCAGTTGATGATGAATTAGAGGCCGAGTTAGCTTCCCCCTTATATAAATATACTTCTAGTGGTAAAATAAAAATAGAAAGTAAAGACGAGATGCGCAAGAGAGGTATCAAGTCACCAGATAAAGCAGATGCACTTGCATTGACAATGGCAAGTAGTGCTGCAAGTTTTAGTGGAAGTGGAAGTCAATTCGGCTATAATTTTAGACAACCACTTAAATCAAGAATAAT